AGGGAAGTCTTATCTGAAACAACAAGGGAGGGTTCGAATGGTTTCAGTTTGGCTGCGTCTGAGTCGCCTGAGTTCGGCAGGGTTTTGCCACGGTTGGAATCGCCAGTTGAGGCAGGCCTTTCCTATGGTGACTTGGTTGCAGGCTGGTCGGAGAGAGTGCTCAACAAAACTTTGTTTGGGTGGCAACGTCAAGCATTGAATGGCCAGTTGACCCACGACGACAACGGTGACTTGGTGCATCGTGAGTCTCTTGTTTCTACGGCTCGTCAGAACGGCAAGTCCGTTGCGTTGACGGCGCTCATTGGCTGGTGGCTTACTGACTTTGCAGCGATGCGTGGCAAACCGATGAGGGTTCTTTCTACGGCCAACAAACTAGATAGGGCTGTTGCCATTTTTAATGAACTCGCCCCGGTACTGGAGGCGCACTATGACGCCAAAGTGACTTGGTCTTATGGGCGCAACAAAGTCGAGATAGGCAATTGTGTTTGGGAGGTTCGTGCTGCAACACCTCACCTGCATGGTGGAACTTACGACCTGATTATTGTGGACGAAGTTTGGAACGTCACCGAGGAAGTTTATTTTGACGCTCTCAGGCCGTCGCAAATTGCTGTCAAATCACCGTTGCTTTCTTCATGGTCAACCAGTGGTGATGAAGGGTCAAAGACTATGCAACGTCTTCGGGAGCAGGCGCTGGGGGCGATTGACAAACACAAACAAACACGGCTTTATTTTGCCGAATGGTCATTGCCAGATGTTGACCCAAATGATGATTCATACTGGCGTTGGGCAAACCCAGCCTTGGGGGAAACCATCACCCTTGACGCTCTTCATGCAGCTGCAGAATCTCCTGACCGTGCAGCGTTTCTTCGTGCCCACTTGAATTTGTGGGTTTCTTCGGCTGACGCTTGGCTTCAACCGGGTGTGTGGGAAAAACTAAAGACCGAGCAGGAATGCCCTGCTGGTGGCGTCTTGGCTGTGGATTGTTCTGTGGATAGTTCCAAGTATGTGGGGATTCGCTGTGGACTAACTGAGGAACAAACGATTGTTGCCACGGTTGAGTTCTCTACCGAGTCGATGAAAGAAATGTGGCTACAGATTGAGAAGGCTATGGAGGCCGACCCGAAATTGCGTCTGGTCATCTCGCCAACGCTTGACGTGCACACCCCCGAAAAACTAGAACGCAGGCGCACCACTTTTGGCTATGCAGAAATCCTAAAATTGACGGCGCTAACTCGGTCGCTAATTTTGGAGCATCGGGTTTTGCACCGTGGCGAAGAACTACTAGCAAGCCATGTCAACAGGGCTGTCCTTGCTAGGGCTAACGGCCAAGTGGTTATCTCTTCCCAGCGTTCACCGGGGCCGATTGAAGCAGCCCGACTTTTAGTGGTCGCTGCAGCAATGGTGTCTCGCCCCATAAATACTGGCAAGGCTGCAATGGCTTTCCGTAGATAGTTGCATTTGCAACAAATCTGTGTAAGACTCCGAGCGTGGGTCTTTTCTCTCGCAAAATCCGAGCCGAATACGCCAGTGCGCCAATCAAGGCTGCTGCTGGTGTCGGCTCGTCCGGAATACCTGCTTTTTATGCGTGGAACGCTGGCACAGTTGAGACACTGGCGTTGTCACTGCCCACCGTTTCACGCTCCTACGACCTGATGGCTTCAACCATTGGAAGCCTTGAGTTCAGGCAGTGCACAAAGCAGTGGACAGGCGAAAAATACGAAAAGATTTATGTTCCAAACGAAACGTGGATGGAACGCCCAGACCCAAACTTGCCACGTCAGTTCATGCTTGCAAACACATTCAAAGATTTGTGGTTTTACGGCCGAGCCTTCTGGTATGTGACCAGCCGTAACGCTGGCGACGGACGCCCAATGTCTTTCCGTTGGTTAGCAGCAGCGAACATTCAAACTCCCGACGAAACTGGCCCACAGTATTTTGGGATGACTGACAACATCCAGTTCAACGGTGTCAACATTGACGCCTCCAATGTCATCACTTTCTTGTCGCCAACAACTGGCCTCATCTTTACTGGTCAGCGTGCTTTCAACATTGGCTATCACCTAGACCAAGCAGCAGACCGATACGCCACCATTGAAACCGTGCCGGGTTATCTTCAGCAAACTTCTGCTGGCGAAACAATGTCAGGTGAAGAGTTAGGCGACCTTGCTGCATCGTGGGCGTCTGCTCGCCGTGATGGAAACGTCATTGGCGCACTCAATAACTTTGTGGAGTTTGTTGAGTTTGACAAAGACCCGATGAGTGTCAACAGCGAACAACGCCAGTATCAAGCACTCGATTTGTCACGCCTCTGTAGCGTTCCTGCGTATCTCGTTTCTGCACCAACCCCCGGTGCTTCAATGACCTACCAGAACGCACAGCAGGCTCGTCAAGACCTTTGGTTGTTTGGAGCACAGATGTACGCCACAGCAATTACACAGCGCCTATCAATGGATGACGTGTTGAGCCGTGGACGCCACGTTGAGTTTGACCTTGACGATTTGCTAGAGCAGAACGACATGGCCGAAATGTACAAAGAACCTGAAGTTTCAACCCCATCGGAGACAGAATTATCATGATTAGACTTCAAGCCATCCCAGTGACACTGGATGCAGCTGCAGGCGAAGATTCGCCACGCACCATCACAGGCGTCGCCGTACCTTGGGATGTCACAGCAACAGTTTCAGACGGCACAAAAGTTTCTTTCCTTCGTGGCGCTTTTGACCTTGAAGCAAAAAACCCAAAACTTTTGGAAAATCACGATTCGACGCAGTTGCGTGGCGTTGTGACTGAACTTGCAGATTCAGAAGAAGGACTTTTGTTCACTGCAAAGTTTGCCAAGACCAGAGCATCAGACGATGCAATTGAACTTGTCAAGGCAGGTGCTTACGATTCCGTAAGTGTGGGCGCTATCCCACTCAAATTCACAACCACAAAAGACGGAACAATGATTGTTTCTTCAGCATCGCTTGAAGAAATCAGCCTTGTTGCATCCCCGGCATTCAAGGATGCCATCATCACAGAAATCGCTGCTTCCGAACCTGAAGAAGAAGCATCCGAAACCCCCAACAACGACACTTCCGAGGAGGAAACCATGTCACAAGAAACACCAGCAGTCGAAGCCTCCCAGCCCGACATTATTCAAACTCCACTGCTCGCAACAGCACGTCGTGAGTTCAAACTTCCATCAGCATCCGAGTACATCGCAACCTTCGTTCGTGGTGGCCACGACTGGGCACAGATGAACGCAAACATTCGTGCAGCAGCACCCGACATTGTTACCTCTGACATCCCCGGCGTGATTCCAACACCAATCGTGGCTCCTATCTACAACAACTTTCAAGGCCGTCGCCCTCTGATTGACGCAACTGGCGTTCGTGCCATGCCTCAATCTGGCGCAGTTTTTATTCGTCCAGTAGTAAGCACCCATTCAACAATTGGAACTGCAACGCAGAACACAACCATTACAGCATCAGCATTTGAAGTTGACGATGTGCAAATCACCAAGACAATTCAAGGTGGCTATGTAGAAATCAGCGAAGCATCGATGGACTGGTCACAGCCTGAAGTTCTTGGCGCTTTGCTCGATGACATGGCTCGTGTCTATGCAGACCGTACCGACCTTCTTGCTTGCTCAGAGTTGCAGACTGGTACAACCAACAGCAACAACTTTGCGAACGCATCTATCGCAGACCCGACCTACTGGGTTGAGTGGATGTACACAGCAGCTGCAGACATTCTCACAGGCTCGAACGGCAACTTGCCTTCAATCCTTGCTGTGTCTCCAAACGTCTGGAAGTTAATGGGTTCACTCAGCGACACTGCAGACCGTCCATTGTTCCCACAGGTTGGGCCAATGAACGCATTTGGTTCACTCAGCCCCGGTGGAGACGCTGGTTTCGCTTTCGGACTTCGTGTAGTTGTTGACCGTAACTTGACCTCAGCAGGCATGACAATCCTTGACCCAACAGCAATTGAAAACTGGGAACAGCAAAAAGGCGCAATCAGCGTTGAACAGCCTTCACAGTTGTCACGTCAAATTGCTTTCCGTGGCTACTTCGCCTCGAAAGTCATTGACGCAACCAAGACAATCAAAGCTGCTTTCGTCTAACCAAGACGGATTTCTAGAAGGAACTGAAGAACCATGGCCACTTACGACTTAGCGTTTCACACACGCCTAGACGGTGTTGTGGTTCTTCAAACCTTCGTTGAAACTGGCATCCAAGTTGGCGATGTTGTCACCATTGCTGGCGCTGGTCACGAAATAAACGGCACACACACCGTTCTCTCTACGCAAGACAACGAATACATCGGAGAGTCAGACGAAGGCGACTTTGAATTTGACAACGAAGTCATTCGACTGTTTCAGTTTCTTTTCCGAGACGCTGGCGACGATTTAGAGCGTTCTGTTGCTACAGGAACTGTGACCTTCACACCGTCTGTCTCGTGGATACAGGCTTCCGATGTCACAAGTTGGTTAGGTATTGACGTTGCAACGGCGAACGACACGGCCTTTGTCACCGTTTGCGTCAATGCCACCAACAACTGGTGCTTCAGAAAGCGTCGTGAGGCTGGTTACACAGACTCGATGACAACAGTGCCCGGTGCAGATGTGAAACTCGGTGCAATCATGTATGCAGCAACTCTCTACCGTGAGCGTGGCTCTGCAGATTCCTTCGCCAGTTTTGATTCCATGTCTTCAATACCTATCCCTTCAACCATGGGTCGCATCATGTCTCTTATTGGTTGTGGCCGTCCACAGGTGGCCTAATGGCTGCATCTGGAATACTTGTTGACGCAGTGAACGCAATCAAAACAGCGTTGACAGCGTTGGGTTTGAAACCAGTTACAGACCCACGAAACGCACGACCCATGTCTGTCTTTATCGAACTCC